ATTCGGTTTTAAAATCGAGTGACGTTAATGAATTAATGAATGATATTTCTACGCAGATAGCCTTAGCTAAGCCGGTTTTGAAAGATAGCGAGGGTAATAAAATTAAACATGGTTATGCATTGGACTTACTCAATCATCCAAACGACTATTTAACGGCAACCGAATTCATGCAACTACAAACCAACGCGTTGCTGCTGCATGGCGAAGTTTTTCCAGTTTATGACGGTGAAAGTCTACATCTACTGGATAACATTTATAGCTATTTAGATGATAATTTAGTTGAGCATTATTCGTTAAATGGCAATGAGTTACCGAGCTCTCTTGTCGAACACGTCAAAAAAATGGGCGTCCGTTTCGACCAAGGTACTGGTATTTTAGACCTTGCTAAAAGCACTTTAGAAGGCGTTATGAATGCGGAAGAGACACTGACAGATAAGTATAAAAAGGGTGGCTTGCTCGCGTTCTTGCTTAAGATTGACACCGTTTTAAACCCCGGAAATAAGATGCAAGGTGAAGTGATTAAACATATCACTAGCCAACTTGATGACGTTTCGAATAAATCAGTAACGAAGATGATTCCACTTGGCAAAGGTTACAACGTTGAAACCCTTGAAAGCCCGGTGGAAGATGATAAAGTGCTTAATTATTTGAACGTTTACAAGCCTGACCTTGGTAAGTTTTTCGGAATCAACGTTGACACATATCAAAAGCTCATGGTCTCTGATGTGGAAAAAGCAATGATGTATTTGCACAATAAAACGGTTAAACCAATCTTGCAAAATTTGGCGGAACACTATACTCATTTGCTGTTAAATGGAACTGGCTTGCACGTAGAATTTGAGCTTAACACTTTGGATTTCGTCAACTATTCGACTAAAACCACTATCGCATACAATAATGTTCGAACAGGTATCTGGTCACCAAATGACGCCAGCGAAATTCTTGGCGCACCACGGTCAGACGACCCATTGGCAGATGAACGTTATATCAGTCGAGATTTAGTGCCACTAAAGGATTTGCCAGATGTCGTTAAGGCTTCACTGAAAGGAGGTGATATTAATGACAGTACGGGAAACACGAAGCTTTAATTTTGACCAATTTAATAAACGTGACGGAACGGATGCGACTCCTGGCAACATTAAGGGGTATGCGTCCGTTTTTAATTCGCCAACAATTATTGGTGGATATTTTCAAGAGACAATTGCGCCCGGTGCATTTTCGAGAACGTTAAACGAGAATGATGATATTCGCGCGCTATTCTCTCATGATTGGGCAAATGTAATTGGGCGAACTAAGGCCAAGACACTGACTTTAGATGAGGATAAGACTGGTTTGGCGTTCGATCTCGAATTGCCCAACACAACAGTTGGTCGTGATCTAGCTGTTTCAATGGAACGTGGTGATATTAATCAAATGAGTTTTGGTTTCGTGGTCGTTTCAGACGAATGGGACTATTCAGATGAAAGCTTACCAAAACGAACCGTGACCGACGTTGATTTATACGAAATTTCGGTTGTTGCGTTACCAGCTTATGACGACACAACAGCGTCACTCTCTCGCGACAAAGAGAATGATAGTAGCGATTTAATCACAAGTATTAAACAGCGTCAAAAACTGATTCAGAATATTGAGCGTCAAAAATTGATTCAAAAAATTCAAAACACGAAAGAGGTAATTTAAACATGAATTATTTATTAAAACGCAAAGCAGAATTGGAAGCAAAGTTAAATAAGTATGGTGAAGAAGCTCGTTCAGCCGATTTAACTGACGAACAGGTTAAGACAATCACTGATGCAGTTGAAAAAATTAAGGCTGAACTGGAAGAACTTAACAAGGCAATCACTGACGCAGACGCAACCGGTGATGAACCAGATGATGATGACGACAATCCTAAGGATCCAACTCCTGCTCCAGCACCAGGTGATGACAACAAGGGGGACGAAACCAAGGGAAAGGTTGTTTCTAGCGAGAGCCGTGCTGCTTTACGTGCTGCAATCAAGCCAAACATTACTATTCCTGCTAAAGAAAACGCAGAACGTCGTGATGGCAAAACACGTGAACTGTTTACTAAGGCTGCGTTAGGCCAAAACATTGACCAAGCAGAAGCACGCGATTTTGGTATTATCACTGGTAAGGGTGGTTTAACCGTTCCAAAAACTATTGAAAAAGAAATTATTTCTTATGCCCAAGAAGAAAATGGCCTACGTCAATTTGGTACTGTACATTCAGATTCAAACACAAATGGCTACCCAGTTCTTGTTAAAGCACCAACTGCAAATGGCCACAAAGTGGAACGTACAATTGCCAATCCTATTCCTGATTCAGCTATTGAATTAGAAGAACGCGTACTTGACCCAACTGAATTTGATGCATTGGTAACATTTACGAAAAAGCTGGCCAACCGTTCAGGAATTAACATTGAAAATGAAGTGATCACTGAATTGAGCAAGGCATATACTGCCAAAGAAGCTGACTATATGTTTAACGGTCTCGACACCGACAATGCAAATGATGGCTCATTATTGAAGCAAGCTGTTGAATACGCACCAGCCGCAGCTGTTGACTTAACAACTGGTAGTGCTGTATCTGATGCGCTTGTTCACTTTAAAAATTCGGTTAAAAGTTCAGTACGTAAAAACTCAATGTTCTTCTTAAACACTGCTGCACAAGATTTAATCGAAACTGCTAAAGATGCCAACGGTCGTCCTTTGTATCGTCCATTAGACGCACTCGAAAACGGTCAAATTGCTGGCGTGGACGGTCGCTTGCTGGGATATAACGCACACGTTACCGATTACTTATTCGCCGACGACAAGCAAGACGAATCAGTGCCAGCATTCTACTTTGGTGACTTTAAGTCATTCCAGATTCAAGACGTTTTAGGCTCAATGGAACTACAAGTTCTCAATGAATTATATTCTGCGTCTAACTTGATTGGTGCCAAGATTTACAACCTATTAGATGGTCAATTAATCTTTAGCCCACTCGAACCAACAATGTACAAATTGAACTTAGCTGGCAAACCAGCAGAGGGATAGTCAGCGAGGTAATCGCATATGAAAGATGAACCACTGTTAGAAGATTTTAAAAGTCATATCCAATTTGAAGATGACATGGACGATACTATGTTAGTCAATTATTTGGCGTTTGCGCGTCGATTTGTCCAAACGGCAACCGGCAAGCAATCACATCAAATGATTCTCATGGTAGCGGCTTTATTGAATGATTTTAGAGTATCTGAAAAGGACCTTGGCGACGGATTAGAGTCGCTTACGCCGTTCTTGTTAAGTGAGGTGTTCGCCGATGACGAAACGGTTAACGAACAAGATACGCCATAGAGCGAGCTTACTGAAACTTGTGAATGGTGTGGACGAAAACGACCGACCAGCAGAAACTTGGGAGCCAGTTCGAACAGTTTATTATTCCGATTTGGGCGTGACCGCAACCGAAAAATATCTTTCTGAACAAGCTAAAAGTGATGTGGTAAAACGGATTAAAATCCGGTTGGATAATTCCATAACTCAAAAAAATAATCGATTTCGCATTCGCGGGGTCGATTTTTTAGTTACACGGATATTTGTCTTAGAGGATGAAAAAACAATGGAGGTGAGTCTTGATTATGTTACTTAGTTTTGCAGAAATGCGCTCTAAATTAAAAGGATTGGGCTTGCCGGTTTTCCGAGATGTAGCCGGTAAAAATCAAGCTTACCCGTACTATGTATATTCGTTTGTGAATGAAAGTAAGATTTCAGCGAGTGGTCGGCACAATGCCTATTTACCACAATACGAAATTTCGTTGTTTACCCATGGGACAGAAGCCGATTTAAACCTGTTTAAGAAAGCGTTCAGTGAGACGCCTTATACAGACTTTGAAGCGTCGTTGGGTGATGAGAATGATGTAACGGTTACTAATTTTCACACGTACATTCGGGTGATGGAAGATGAGTGATAACGGATTTTCGGATTTAAGTTCCAAATTAAAAAAATACAACGTTTCAAGCGTGAAAATTTTAGCTGCTCAAGAAGAGGCGGCTAATTTTTTTGTTAAAAAATTAAGGCCACTGATTCCTAAGTCAGAGATTCAAAAGGACCATATGGCTGATGATTTACACGTTTTTGTTAATGACGATGAGATTGAAGTGACGTTCGGCGGGGACTCGTTTTACTGGCTATTTTCCGAGCATGGCACCGGTGGAGAGCATCCACAACGGGCACAGCATTATGTAAAAAACGCATTAGATGCAAACAAATCGGCAGTGTTAAAAATACTGACCGAAAAATTATTTTAAGAAGGAATGATGAAAAATGGCAACAGTAGAAAATAGTAAAGCAAATATTGACGCATATACAATCACAATTCGTGATTTGTATTTCGCAATGAAAACAACGAAGGAAACAACCAACTCGCCAGCGGTTTATTCGGATGAAATAATCCGTGCCTCAATCGCCAAAAAGTTGAGTGTTAAGGGTAATGGTAAGGTTACTGACCTTTGGGCTTCTGGAATTAAGATTGCGTCAGTCAACCAAGAAACTAGCGAAGAAATTTCTATCGACCACACTGGTTTACGAACTAGCGTGCTAGATCAACTGACTGGAGCGCTGGCAGAAAACGGCATTTCGTTTGCAACGTCTGATGCAGTTGAGGCGCCAGAATTTGCAATGGGCTTCGTGGCGGAAAAATCTAATGGTGTTATGGACGCAATGTGGTTCCCAAATTGTACCGTTGATCCAGCTACCGTTGTTGAATATGACACAGGCGAGGACGAATTTAAGGAACAAGATCCAAGTATGACGGTTCAGGCTAGTGGATTACGGGATAATCACGCCCTTTACGCAAAGTATTCAAACCAACGCGAGACCACTCTCACTGTGGATGACTTCATGAAGCAGGTTGTCTTTAACAAGGATCAAGCGGCAGCATTAACTTCAACTCCTGCTGCAACAGAGACACCAACGGAGGCTTAGGATGGCAAAATTAAAAGACCTTCTACCAAATTCAGCGGCTGAAAAGCACCACATTAAAATTCAAGGTGTCGAGATTCCAGTTTCTTTTAACATGGGAACAATGGAGTACGTTGCTGAGGCATATGGCAAATCTTTCGTCGCGTTTGAGCGTGATATGAAAAAGGTAATGTCAAAGTCAAAGGTGAATATGGACACAGACGTTCTAAAAATTATGAGTTCGTTGATTTATGGGATTGTTCGCAGTGGTGGAACTGAAACTACTCCGCAAGAATTAATTAATTCGATTCCTTTTGACGAAATCGAAAGTGTCTACAACGACGCAATGAAAGTATTTAATAGCAGTTACTTTCAACCAGCGGATGGCAAAAAAGTAAAAAACTAAATTCGCAACAAAATGAGGAGTCCCAAGACGGTCAAGTAGATGATCCTTGGGACTTTTTTATTTATGTTGCGACTAATTTACTGCATTGGACACCTGAATTTTTGTTATCAATTACGCCTAATTTCTTTTTGAAGTCATATGTTATGTGGCTAGAAATTAATAATCCTGACGCGATTGAAGAAGAGAAAGAGGTTTATATGGATCAAGTTCCATTTTGGAATTAATCGAGAGGAGGTAAAAACATGGCAAATGAGCAATCTAATGTTGTCTTAGCGTTTAAAGCTAGTGGAGCGGTTGAGTTCTCAAAAACGCTAAAAGAAATAAACACAACAATGAATACAGCAGCTAAAGAGTATAAAGCTCAAGTTGCTGCTATGGGCGATAACGCAAGCGCAGTGGATAAACTTGTAGCTCAACAAAAAAAATTAGAGACGCAATCCACCGCTGCGGGCGAACGAGTTAAGAAGTTATCAGCTGAATTTGAGAATATGAAAAATGATTCGAATACTTCTGCCAGTGCTTTGGAAAAACAAGCTGGTAAGGTAGCCGACGCCCAACGAGTTCAGAGCAACTTAGAAAGTGCTTTAAAAAAGGTAAACAGTCAATTATCTGATGAAGGCAAAGCTGCTTTAACGGCTAAAGAAAAGCTGGAAACCTTAAAAGGCGAATCATCTCAACTACAATCCAAACAAGATGCCGTTACTGCTTCATTCAAACGGCAAACGGCCGAATTGGGTAGCAATGCTACCAAAGCAGAAAAGAACGCATTAGAGCAAAAGAAGTTAGGCGAACAAAATAAGTTAGCTGCGGCTCAAGTTGATAATCTTGAAAAGCAGTTAAAAGAAACTGAAACTGCTTACGGAGAAAATAGCCAAGAAGTCACTCAAATGCGAACCAAACTTGATGACGCAAAAACCTCCGAGGCTAACCTAAAAGGCGAGCTTTCAACCGTCAATGAAGAAATCCGCAAGCAGGGTGGCGTATCAACTGAAACTGCTGCTAAACTCGAAAAAATTGGCGACAGTGGTACAAAAGTTTCCAGCGTTGGTAAGAAGTTATCCGTTGGGGTAACTGCTCCACTTGTAGCGGTGGGAGCTGCTGCTGTAAAAACCGGTGGCGATTTTGAAAATCAAATGAATCGTGTCGGCGCTATTTCTGGCACAACCAGTGGAGAACTAGAAAAGTTAAAGAGTCAGGCTGTTGATTTAGGAGCTAAGACAGTTTTTAACGCTAAAGAAGCTGCTGGCGGTATGGAAAACTTAGGATCAGCTGGATTTAAGGCAAACGAGATTATGAAGGCCATGCCTGGAGTTTTGAACCTTGCTGCCGTTTCTGGCGGGGATGTAGGCGTAGCGTCTGAAAATGCTGCTACCGCTTTGCGTGGATTTGGATTGGACGCTTCAAAGTCAGGACACGTCGCTAACGTCTTTGCTAAGGCTGCTGCTGATACCAATGCCGAAGTTGGCGATATGGGTGACGCAATGAAGTACGTTGCCCCTGTTGCTCATGCAATGGGTATTGGCTTGGAAGAGTCTGCCGCTGCCATTGGTATCATGAGTGATGCCGGTGTTAAAGGCTCACAAGCTGGTACCACATTGAGAACATCAATGGCACGTCTTGCTGATCCGACAAATAAGATGAGCAAAGTTATAAAACAATATGGATTAAACTTCTTTGATGCGCAAGGAAAGATGAAACCTTTGGGCAGTATTATTGCAATGCTGAAAGATAAGTTCAGCGGATTAACCAAAGAACAAAAATCGCAAGCCATGAGTACATTATTTGGTAAAGAATCACTATCAGGGATGACTGCGTTAGTTAGTGCAGGACCAGCTAAGTTTAATAAACTAACCAAGAGCTTCAAAGATTCTGGCGGCGCCGCAAAAGGTATGGCTGACAAAATGAACAAGGGTCCAAAGGCGGCAATAGACCAAATGCTAGGGTCGTTAGAATCCGCAGCCATTAAGATAACGGAAGCGTTAGCCCCAGTCATTGAAAAAGTAGCTGACTTTGCTGGTGCAATGGTTGATAAGTTTACCCAGACAAGTGACGGTGTAAAGAAATTTATTATGGTTATTGCTGGGATTGCAGCGGTAGTTGGACCAGCAACATTAATCATTGGAAAATTGATGATTGGTATTAGTAAGTTACCGGCAACTATAACTGCCGTTAAAGACGGATTTACATTATTTAATAACGTCACAAAAATTGGAACTGGGATTCAGGCTGCATTTAATGCGGTCATGGCTTTAAATCCATTTACACTTGTTGTCATTGCGATTGCTGCTGTTGTTGCTGCTTTAACATTGTTTTTTACAAAAACAAAAACTGGTCAGAAAATTTGGAAAGATTTTGTGGACTGGTTAAAAAACGCTTGGAGCGGAATGGCATCATTTTTCAGTGGCATTTGGTTAGGAATTACTAGTGGTGCTTCAAAGGTTTGGGATGCGGTTAAAGTTGCTTGGACTAGTTTCACTAATTGGATTAAATCAGTTTGGACTGGTATTACTACGTTTTTAAGTGGTGTTTGGACTGGAATTGCAAATGTGGCTAAGCCAATTTTTGAAACTATTAAAAGTATTATCACGGTCGTTTTTATGACAATTCAGTCAGTTATCCAAGGCGTTTGGACTGTTATAACTAGTTTGCTATCGGTAGCATGGAATGGAATCGTTGCTTTAGCAAAAACTGTATGGTCGCCGTTAGCAGACTTTTTTGGTGATATTTGGAATGGAATAAAGGATGTTACCAGTAGCGTATGGAATGCAATTAAAAATGTAATAACGGACGTGACCAAAGCCATTGGAAACGCAGTTAAAGATGCATGGAACGGAATCAAGAACGTCACAAGTTCAGTATTCAAAGCAGTAGGGGACGTTGCTAAAACTGTATGGACGGCAATTAAAAATGTGATCAGTCCAATCGTTAAAGCAATTGGCACGGCAGTTAAAGCTGCGTGGGATGGAATTAAGAATGTCACTAGTTCAATTTTTAAATCTGTCACCTCTGTTGCGAAGAGTGCATGGAGTGCAATAACCAAGGTTATTTCTCCCGTTGCAAAGGCGATTGGCACAGCTGTTAAAAATGCTTGGAATGGTATTAAAACAGTAACCAGTTCTATTTTTAAAGGAGTTGCTTCAACTGTTAAAAGTATTTGGAATGGCATTAAAACATCAATATCAGGCGTATACAACAGCATTAAAACCGGTGTAACTGGAGCGTGGAATGCGATTAAATCAGCGACCAGTCGTATTTGGAACAGTATTAAAACAGCAATCACTACCCCAATCAATGCAGCTAAAAATACAATTTCAAATATTGTCAGTAAAATTAAAGGCTTTTTCACTGGGATGCATTTACGAATTCCAAAGATTGATATGCCGCCATTGCCACATTTTAACTTGAATGGTTCATTTAGTTTGAAGCCGCCTTCGGTACCACATCTATCTGTGGACTGGTACGCAAAGGGTGGAATTTTTAACCAGCCAACTATTTTTGGCGGGGCAAATGGTCAACTTAAAGGTGCTGGTGAGGCTGGACCCGAGGCTGCATTACCACTTAACGCCGAAACGCTTGGTGCTATTGGCAAAGGTATTTCTGCTTCAATGGGTAATTCTGATCAGCCAATCATTTTAAATATTGATGGCCGAACGTTTGCTCAAATTGCCGGGCCTTATATGAGCGATTATATGAAGCAGCAAGACGCAACGCAAAACTTTAGTTATGGAAGGAGGCCGTGACGATGATTGATTTTAAATTAAACGACGATGGTACCGGTTTTGAACACGGCGTTTATCTTACCGAAGACCCGGCCATTCCGAGTGCACAACGTGAGATTGTGACCACTTCGGTTCCAGGACGTGAGCATGGTTCACTGACTGAACTTGGCGGGTGGCTGGACAGCAAGATAACACTTACATTAGGCGCATATTCAAAAACCGAATTAAAAGCCAACTTACGAGCTGTCGTAGGCTGGCTTTATTCGGCTAAAGAAATAGCGTTTAATGATGACGAGAAATTTTTTTATAAAGTAAAAACCATTACTATCAGCGATGTTACGAACCAGTTAGGCTTGTTTGGTAGTTTTACCGTTGATATGGTAATTGATCCGTTTATTTATCAACGTGCGCGAACACTGGAGAGTTTAACCAGTTCTTACGAAATTTATAACCTCACGACAATAGAGAGTGAACCAACATTCGTATTATATGGAGATGGTGACGTTGCATTAACCATTAATGGAATAGATTTAACAGTTAAAGGCGTTCAGAAATCCATCATTATTGATTCGCAGAGAATGATGGCATATAACCCATTGAATAGTGTGAACTTAGAGGAAAATATGATTGGCGAGTTTCCAAAACTTGCATTGGGACGCAACGATATTTCGGTCACTAATGCAACGTCATTCGATTTGAAACCAAATTGGAGGTGGTTAACTTGATGCAAATGTACGAAAGCACTGATACGGATTTTACTCATCGTGGTAAATCATTGCCGGATGCTTATAACGATCTGATAACTTGGCAATTAAATAATTCTTTTGTTCTAACGTTTGACTACCCGTTAAAAGGAATTAATGGTTCAGAAATAGACAACGAAAAAGTCATTAAAGCTTCTACGCCAGATGGCGAAAATTTATTTCGAATCACAAGCCGAATGAAGTCGATGGGTACTATCTCGGTCACAGCTTATCAAGTGTTTTGGGACTTATCGTATAACTTTATCGAAGATATCAATAATGTAGAAAGCTCTGGAACAAAAGTGATAGAACACATTATGGCAAATACTCAATTTCCGCATAACTTCACTTACACATCTTCAATTTCAAACTTAGCAACGGCACGTATGGTGAGAATGAGTGTCATAAGTGCTTTGATTGGTACTGATGAGAATAGTTTTCTGAGTCGTTGGGGTGGAGAATTTGATTGGCAAGGTTTTACATTCGAAGTTCATGCACATATTGGTGAAGATCGAGGCGTTGTTTTTCGCAATAAGAAAAATTTGACCGGCTATAAGGAAACGATTGATACAAGCACCGTAGTGACTCGTATCATGCCGGAAGGATATAACGGACTATTGCTGCCTGAAAAATATGTAGATAGTCCGCTAATAAAGAATTATACGTTGCCTCATGTTGCCGAGATAACGTACTCGGATGTAAAAGCGATTGACCCAACGGCAACAGATGACAGTAGTACCGATGATGGTGCAGTGCCAGAGGTAGTTGCATTAGAGGAGTTACGTGAAGCTGCAAGGAAAGAGTTTTCGGAAAACGACATTGATAAACCGTCTACAACCTATGAATTGAATGTTGTGATGCTAGAAAATACCGAGGAATATAAAAACAGCGCGGTGTTTACCCGCGTTTATCCAGGGGACACAGTTACTTTTATCCATGACGAAGACGGTATTAGGGCACAAGCGAGATTGACCGCTTATACATGGACACCAGTACGCGAGGAGTATCTTACTCAAACCTATGCATCAGAAAGTCGGAGTCCTGATTTGTTAACCAAAATTGAAACAGTCGCGAACAAGGTTCAGACGGTGGACGATGGCATAGTGAGTAAAGCACAATCCGCAGTGACTAATCTTTTTAATTCTGGGATGGGCGGCTATGTACGAGTTTATCCGGATAAAATATTGATCATGGATACCGACAATGAACAAACGGCGCAAAAAGTTTGGCAATGGAGTATGAGCGGATTGGGGTTTAGCAGTCACGGTATTGCAGGACCTTACGAAAGCGCAATGACGAGTGATGGTCAAATTGTGGCAGACTTCATCAAAGCGGGAACACTGAATGCCAGCTTAATCAAAAGCGGAGCCATTTCTTCCAACAACGATAATGTCATTTTTGATTTAGACGCTGGTACTTTAAATGTTAAAAAAGGTGTTTTATCTGATTCTGAAGGCTTAACTTCGTTCAATTTGACCAACGGGTACATCACTTCATGGAATAAATCAACAGACATTTTCTCGAAGGCGGGAACCTATGGAGTCTCAATTGAAGACGGAAGTGTCTT